AATGTTTTAACCAATTGATCACAATCTGCTGTATCAATAAGCAGGTCAATTAGTTTTTGGTCTTTGATGCGTACCTCAGACATTAACCCTTGCCATCTATTCGGTTCTTTATGTTTGACGAATAAAGGTTGTAATGGGTAAAATTCTTTCCAAACATAATATCGTTCATTTTTATATTGAAATTCCCCTGCTATATCAAATGCCTGCTTTAGGGGAAAAGCGATAATATCCCCTTGAATATGGGGTAATGCCCTGAACAGAAATTTTCTAATAGTGTTCAAATATTTATTGTGCAATTTTATTGCTTTTTCATATTTGAGTTCTGGGAATTTCTGTAAAAACTTCTTTGGTAACTGGATATCATTCTTATTCATTCGTTAGGTCTCCTATATGTTTGCCTATATCTGTAATCCTTGCTATCCCTATATCTTTAGATATTCTATATGCCGCCGTGACTATTGTCAAATCAAAAGGCAACAAACGCCGTGACTTTTTACCCACAACTATATGTGCAATCTAAAAATACAAACATTTTACTCATCTCCTAATACACGGTCTAATAAGCATCTCTGTTAGCGCAGATTGTCTACCCACTCGCTAAAAGTGGGTAGACTGATGACATATTAGGAGACTCTTAGAACGGGAGAACCCCTGAATAAGAATCTGTGAGCCCTTGCTCACTATATTATTTATACAATCTTTCAATATCTTGGTAAATAATATGATGAATCTACTTAATGACTATATCAAATTCCATGAATGGTTATGTAAACAACCTAATGAAGTTGTAATTAATATAAGCGATATGTTTTTTGACATTTTTGAAGAATTGGTCAGACAATATCATACTACACCAGAATCAACATTTAACTCATTGCAAGGTTATAGACATGAGTGCAAAGCATTTAAAAAAATAAGAAAAAATGCCTTACATAAACTATGTAATTTATTGCAAATACAAGATGTTGATATTATAGAATCATTTGAATTGTTTATGTACCATAATCATCAATTATTCTTATTTAGAAAATTTACCCGAAATAACTTGTCTTATCACTTTTACTAAGTATAATTACATATGCGTAGTGCGATTCACAACATCAGTAAATTCTCAGTCAGACATATCAAAGTGAATCACTGGAACCTCTCTACCGTAGGCGCGCAACACGGTAGTCTGTTTGTGTATGTGGTGGGTGAGTACCGTAACAACTCATAGCATCGTTCCCGAATGTGCCCGTATCGGGATATTATTATGACATTCTTAACTGACACACCTTATATTCCTGCTTATGTTCGCAATGAATTTCTGTTTGATGAACAGCATGGTCATGGCGAATACACAGAATGCACGATTTTTGGATTTCGTGCTGAACCCGCGAAAGTTCCACTATTCCAAATCATGTTGAGCAATGGTGCTCAGTGGGCAAGAGTACCTATACATATGCTTGTCAGTAAACCTTGCGAACAATTAGGTCTAGAGAATGTTGTATGGTGGGATAGTTTTAGCAGATATTGTACTGTACACCAATTTGAGTTTTTGCGTAATCATCGTGTTAGTTGCCTAGGTCGTGATAAAATATTACGTCAAGGTGTGTACCAATTTACAATTGATTGGTGTAATGGTGGTTGGAGCGAGATAAGTGATCAACATAAGAATCATCATGTGATTATTTTAGATAGTGGTCAATTCATCGCTTATCCAAACAATCGGTGTTTATGGATAGATGATAGTCATATCAAACATACTGAACTACCAAAGTACATCAGTCCAAGTAAAAGTTATAGTGTAGAAAGTAAATAATTTTGATGCTATGCCTAATAGCAGGGTAGCACTCCCTACTAGGGTTTTTCATGTGTGGTCCCGAACATGGTGCGCAATCGGGGCAATCTAAATACATCATGCCTTATGTATTTTTAATATTATTATTATTATTGTCAGGATGTACCGAACGTTATCGTTATCCATGCCAAGATCCTAAAAATTGGAACAAGATAGAATGTAACAATAAAGTTTGTGAGATAGAAGGTACTTGTACTAAACAAGTTCTCGGTTCATCGTCTGCGTCACGTTAACACTAGATCCTATATACGCCGTAGTAAGTACTACAAACTCTACACCGAAAGGTTGAGCGGCATAAAAAAATGCAGACATAAATGCCTGCAAAAATATATTCAGTGTAGGGCAGAACTTTCCAGGAAATTTAGACTTATGGCAAGTCTTTATAGGGATTTAGATTTTAGCAACAAAATATAACGTCTGCCCTACAAATGTATTTATACTTTTTCTTTAAAAGTTATCTTGGGTGGAAAGAATTGTATCTCTTGGATACTGTTCGCTCTACGCCCAACAATACGCAAGCCACACCATATTCCTGCGAGGAATGTCACAGCAGTCATGAATATGATGGCAACTACCAACACTTCTGCAACTGCACCAAGCCAACTTGGTAATGATTTAATAAATGCGATCAATGTTTCTAACATACTCATTTTTCCTTATGCACCGACTGGTACTACTGTGACTATAACGCTTGGTATCGCCACGTTTGCTATAGTGTTGCCTGCATCAACATAAACTAATTCAACATTAGTATCACTGCTTGCCCAAGCGATCTGATAATAATCATTTGCTGTGTTGGCATTGACTAACCAATTCCAACTTGCTACCACTGCTTCATCTTTTACCAATGTAAGTCTAGTATTTGTGTTTGCTAGATTATTACCATTTTTTGCTAACCATATCTCAACATTGGCAGTTTGATTAGTATCATGGCTTAGTTGTGCGCTAAACTGTATGTTATAATCACCAGTCCTTGCTATAGTGATTTCATCACTATTTGCTATGCTGACACCATTGGCTAAACCTGTGTTGTTCAATGTCATGTAATTGACAGTATTAGCACCTGCGCTAGTCTGTGTCGCATTGCTATAGAAATCACCATATGTGCGTAAGTAACTCAATCTACCAGTAGCACTGATGTCACCATTGGCATATAGATAGATATCGCCATTGCTGATATTGATGTTTTCAGCATTAACGTTGCCAGTTGTAGTGATTAGACCTGTAGTGTTGATCTCACCATTAGCATAAAGATCAATATTACCTGATCCTATGTTAGCGTTATTGGCATTGACATTACCACTTGCAGTAAAGTTTGTCGCATTGACAAAACTTGCGAAACTGACGTTACCATTCGCATACATGAAATGTGTGATGTTAGCACTACCATTGCTCACCCAATATTCTATACCGACTGGTAATGTGGCACTATTAGCGACATATGTGCTATCAATTCTTGGCGCGATCCTTACTTGTCGTCCATTAGTTTGTGTAGCACCGCTAGCATTACGTGTACCTAACCATTCAATGTTACCTAGATAATCATTAGGTTGTAGACTTAAACGAGCATCATTATTACCGCGACGACGACGAATTGACAATAGAATTGATTGTGCTGCGTTGCTAGAGTTACCATATGTCGCACTTGTAATGACTGGACTATCTACAGGTGCTTGTATACCTAAGAATACTCCAGTTGGTGATACACTATAACTTGTATATGCTCCTGTTCGACTGGCTGCTCCTGTTGGATTGCTGCCATCATGGTAAGCGACTACTTCATAATAACCTGGATATCCATTTGCGCTTGTGTTGCTGACTGCGCTTTGCGTACCATATGATACTATAGTTGCAAGATGGTTTGCGTTAGCATAATTTACAAAATATAAATCATTTGTGATGATAGCACTGTTAGTTGCATTAGCATTTAAGACGTAAATATTGTTATATTCATTCTGATATAAAATATTGGCATCATATGAAACTGTATCTTGTTTTAAGACTTGTGTACCAAGATTGCCAACAGCAGTGACAACAGTTGTGTTGTTACCATCATATATCCAATTGCCTGTGTTAGCGACACCGCTATTGATAGTCAATGTACCAACATTAGCATTAGTAACTGTCATAGTGTTGCTTACATTATTGAATGTAAATGCATTGCTACCTGCGGCATTGCCACTATCATTATAAATGACATTAGTGTTTGATCCAGCGACTGGGCCAGTTGCACCTGTGAGTCCAGTTGCTCCAGTAAGACCTGTCGCTCCCGTTAGTCCAGTCGCCCCTGTAGGGCCTGTTGGTCCCACATCACCTGTAGCACCTGTGAGTCCAGTCGCACCAGTTAGTCCTGTTGCACCCGTGAGTCCCGTTGCTCCCGTCAAGCCAGTCGCCCCTGTTAGTCCAGTTGCACCTACTTCTCCAGTTGCACCTGTTTCACCTGTAGCACCAGTTAATCCAGTAGCGCCAATTGGTCCGGTCGCACCAGTTAAGCCAGTTGCTCCTGTTAGTCCTGTAGCACCTACTTCTCCTGTAGCACCCGTGAGTCCAGTGGCTCCAACATCACCTGTCGCACCTTGAGGTCCCGTACTACCTGTTAATCCTGTCGCACCAGTAAGACCTGTAGCACCAGTAAGACCTGTAGCACCTGTTTCTCCAGTAGCACCAGTAAGACCTGTAGCACCTGTTAGTCCAGTCGCCCCTGTAGGGCCTGTTGCTCCTGTCTCTCCTGTAGCACCTGTCAATCCAGTACTGCCTGTTAACCCTGTCGCACCTATAGGTCCTTGTATACCTGTTGCGCCTGTCTCTCCTGTGGCTCCGGTAGAACCTGTGAGTCCAGTTGCCCCAATTGGGCCAGTTGCTCCTGTTATGCCTGTTGCTCCTGTCTCACCAGTGGCACCAGTTAATCCAGTTGCACCAGTAAGTCCTGTAGCACCTATTTCTCCAGTTGCTCCGGTTAATCCAGTAGCACCAGTTAGACCAGTTGCGCCAGTAAGTCCAGTTGCTCCTGTTAGTCCTGTAGCACCTACTTCTCCTGTAGCACCAGTAAGACCCGTTGCGCCAGTTAGACCAGTAGCACCTGTGAGTCCTGTTGCTCCTATAGGTCCTTGTATACCTGTAGCACCTGTCTCGCCAGTAGCGCCAGTAGCGCCAATTGGTCCTGTACTACCTGTGAGTCCTGTAGCACCAGTCAATCCAGTTGCGCCTGTTTCTCCAGTTGCTCCTGTCAATCCAGTTGCGCCAGTGAGTCCAGTTGCACCTGTTTCTCCTGTAGCACCAGTACTGCCTTGCGGGCCTTGTATGCCTGTTGCTCCTGTTAGACCCGTAGCACCAGTCTCTCCAGTAGCACCAGTACTGCCTTGAGGTCCTGTACTGCCAGTTGCTCCTGTGCTACCTTGCGGCCCTTGTATACCTGTAGCGCCTGTGCTTCCTTGTGGTCCAGTACTACCAATTGGTCCTGTACTGCCTGTCGCACCAGTTTGACCTGTTTGTCCTGTTGCACCTGTACTACCTTGAGGTCCTGTACTACCAGTTGCACCTATAGGGCCTGTACTGCCAGTCGCTCCTATAGGACCTGTAGTACCTTGTATACCTGTCGCACCTGTAGCGCCAGTAAAGCCAGTCGCACCAGTGGGTCCTTGTGGGACTATCGCACGATCTACTTGTACTACTACGTTTGGTGTGGGTTCAATGTTTACTTGTACGACACCTGAGCCATTAACATTTACTTGATTTGCCATGTCATTGACTCCTTAATTATAAACGCCATCGCTTGCGACTAAGAACAGTAAGAATATGCTCTCGTCATAAGCGGGGGTAGTGCCACTCGCGGGAAAACTGATCTTGATTCTGCCTGTGAAACATGCTGGATCTGTGGCATTGATACCGAGATCAGGGTCACCAGGAAGTCCTGAGTATGTGACTTGCAAACTATCACGACCTATTGTAGCCCAAACTTCTTCGTCAATGACTAATGTGAATGTGCCAGCACTATTAACACGATTAGTGATACTTAATGATATGGGTAGTGCTTCAATGCGATTCATCGTCATTGAACCACTTGCTGTGCTTAATGCGAATACAGTGCCTGGCGTATATGTTGGTGCTGCACCACGTGTATCACTGATAGTAAATGTTGTGCTTGTTATAACTTCTTTGACATAAAATGTTGTATTGATTGTCACACCACCAAACACTGTGCCACGAAACTGTACAGGCATACCTATGAACAGTTCTGCTGTTGAAGTACAAGTCAATATGTTTGTGCTTGTAGTTGTCGCTGTGATGTCAGTTATCTTGCTGACTAATGGGTAGTCAGTTATAGTGAAATCATAACCACTTCTGCTGTCACGAAAATTTGTGATGGCTCTGCGAATTATAGTCGCGTCAATAGTCGCGCCTGTTAAATTGATTGGCGTAGTGCCTGTCTGCCAACCACTTGGGTAACTTGTGATGTTACTCCATGCTAAGTTCCAGAAATCTTTTTGATTGTATACTAGTTCTTGTGCTAGTACTTGCCCATCAAATCCACCGACTTGATTGAGCGTGTTTTGACTGAATTTTGCCATCTTCGCTTCCTCGCGTTATGACCATACCATGCTACCTCGCAGATGTATGGTGTATATTATTATTTATGACAAACATGTCCATATTTCAACATGTTCATTAATAGATTGTTGGTCCCAATGAACAACTAAGTATCCAATATTTTTTGAAATACTTAATGAATTAAAAGTAACATCTATAGTAGAAGTATTAGAAAATTGACTTAATAAATTTTGTGTTAAAATATAATTTGCATTTGCATTATCATATTGATATATTGCTACTCTATCTAATTCTTTCGTACCTGAAGTTACAGTAAATCGTAATGTTGAACCTATAATCGTGCCTTCACTGTTCATATCCAATGCAGGTCTATTTAAGGTATTACCGATAACATTACCATAAAATGTATTTAAAAGTGACCATATATTGCCTGATTTTCTGTATATACTTGTATAATCATCAGAATCGTCTACATTAATTGCAATTATATTTCCATAAGAATTAATTTGCACATCTCTAACATTTGCTTGAGCGATATTTGCCTCACTAATCCATGTATTACCAGATTTATAATAAATTTGTATATTACCTGATCCTGGTGCTGACAATGCAGCATAATTACCTGGTTGATTTATTGATATACGCGGATCAATGGATCCTGTACTTTTACCATAATTTATATTTGCCATTAAAGATATATTTGCACCATCATAATTATAAATATGGGCGTAAGCAACATTACTATTAGATAAATTATTTGATATTGCGCATCCAATTATATTAAAATCAGCATTAACTGATATATCTGATACTACCCATCCTGCTGCTACATTTGGAGTTATATTTGCTAAAATATTGGAATTAAAATTTGATGTAAATTGTCTTAATTCTATATTACTATTGGCAACAGGAGTATTATATACCATAACTGCAATTTTAGATCCATCACTATTAATATCATAGACTGTAGGGAAATTATTTGGTGTATTAATATTAGTTATTTGCCAACTATTAAAATAGTTTGTAATTGCTCTAATTGTATAATCAGTATTAGCGGGTGGTAAGGTAGTAGGACCTGCTGAAAATATATATTGACCTGAATTAGTAATTTTAATTGCAGTTCCTATAGGAGTCGAGGTATTAGGGCCAAAAGATTTTATAAAATTAAATGTTACGGGTAATGTAATTACATTACCTTCTTCATTTTGTCGCCAACCCCTTACACTAGAGGATGAAAAAGTAGTATTAAGCATATAAAGTTTGCGTACCTAAAATATCATAGGTAGGTGCGGTATTTGTTTTAATTAATGTAAATGTATATGCTACTTTTCCACTACTTACAGCATTTGGAACTATTCCATTAAACCATTTAATAGATTGAGCAGAACCATCTATTTGTATACCTGACACAACATATGGAGTAACACCATTTTGCAGTATATATGTTGCAGTCACACTTTGACCATTACCAATATATGAATTGGCTGTAATAGTACTATTACCTCTAAAATTTAAAATAACATTGGCTGAAGCATTTGTGGTTGTATATGTAATTGAAGTTCCTATCAAATCAAAATTATAAGTTCCTGTTTGTGCAGAAATTAAAGAAACATTTTCTAAAGCAGTATTAACTATTAAATTTCCACTAGAATTTATATTGCCTGATACAGTTAGATTAGATAATGTACCTAAACTTGTCACATTTGGTTGAGCATTAGTTGTCAATGTACCTGTAATTAAATTTGCTGACAATGTATTTGTAGTTTTATTAAATGTTAGATTAGCACTACCATTGGGTAAACCACTATCGTTGAACACAATTTGTGTATTTGCTCCAGCAATAGGGCCTGTTGCTCCTGTTGGGCCAGTTGCTCCTGTACTACCTTGTGGTCCAGTAGCACCTGCTGGTCCAGTGGCTCCTGTTGGTCCACCACTTGGGCCAGTTGCACCTTGTGGGCCAGTTGCTCCAGTCGCTCCACCAGGACTACCTGTAGCACCCTGTATACCTGTTGCTCCTGTAGAACCTTGAACTCCAAAACCAGTTGCCCCTTGCAATCCAGTAGCACCAGTTGTACCTACCAATCCAGTTGCACCTGTTGGTCCAATTGGTCCTGTACTACCTTGACTACCTGTTGCTCCAGTACTACCATTAAATCCTGTAGGACCTGTTGCTCCATCTGGTCCAGTAGCACCTGTGCTACCTGTGGGTCCTGTCGCACCAGTAGCACCTACTATACCACTTGCACTAATTGTTGCTGTTATAGGAGTAACAACAAAATTAAGATTATTTGTATTTGGATCAATTGTTAAATTAATTTCGCTCATTATTGATATCTCACAATCATACCAATAGGTTCTTTATTGACATCTGCCAAACTTGCGTTACTACTACTTTGACGACTAACTTGTAAAGTTACTACAACAACACAACTATTTGCTGTTGTGTTTTGTGCTGGAGGAATTATAGTTGGTGTAGCATTAGGACTACCTGTACCACCTGTTAAATCACCTGGAATATATAAATAACCTGTACCATTAGCAGCATTACTAAATGCTGCAATTAAATTAGGACTATATGTGCCTGCACCTGTACTTGGCTGGGTAGCATTTAATGTCAAATTACCCATAACAATACTTGTATCACTACTATATGTGATATCAGTCGCAGTATAAAATTTTGCGCTAGTAGACAATGCCCAATTATTTGGCACAGTGCAATTTACTGGATTACCTGAACTATCAGTAAATGTTAATGGTAGTGTATATGATTCACCAGTGTATATCTCAATACACTGCATCTCTGTACCAGCGATCGTAACTGTTTTAGCCCCGTTTAATAATAAACTCATTTTTGTTATTCCTATATATTATTTATAAAGGACCAAAGGAATTAGTTAAGACATACGTACCCCAATAGCACGATACATCAATATTACCTATTGCCCTAGCATACACACCGACTCTTGCCAAATCACCTAAAGCACCTACTTGTAATTCAGTAGCATTTATTTGTACCATTGATCCTAAAGTATAAAAATTGTCTATCCACATACTATGAGTCTGTAATGTATTGATATTTCCACCTGATTTTGTCGCTATGAATGGACATAATTGCAAAGTTGCTAAACTAGAACTAGTTGTATAATAATCAACAGATATCCTAGTTTCAGCAATTTCACCATCACCCCAACCTACATTGCCTATATCTAAACTCATCAATGTATACCAACCTTGATATCCTTCACCTGTATCTTTGTCTAGATTTAATAATGCAGCAAATGCAGGAGTAAAGGAACCAGTACTATTTGCACTATATCCATTTGCAGTATTTGAAGTGCCTTGAGCATATGGCCATGTGTCACCATTAACATTACCTGGAGACACACCTGGAATAATTAATGGTCTATTTCTTTGTGATGTACTATTTGCATATACTGGTACATCAGTTGTATTAGCATCAAAGTTTGGTATACCAAAACCTGTTTCTACTGATATTGGATATCTTGCAGCAGCACCATTGCTTGCAAATGTTATTCTACCTGCACTGTCAACACATATATTTGCACTGTTATAACAACCTGCAACTACACCTGTGTTAGTCATTTTACTACTTGTGATAGTATAATTGGCAATATTATTATTGACTATTGTAAAGTATGCGATATTATTTCCAGTGACAGTATTAGGTTGTATCTGATTACCTCTTATACCACCATTTGCTGTGTTGGGATCATATGGATTGATGTTTGCTCCACCGAAACTAAATGCACCAGGATTACTAAATCTACCTGCAAAATCATTACGTGCAGTTATACTCCAAAAATATGTATTTGCTTCTAAATCATTAACAGTGATTGTTACATTGTTATAATATCCGTTTGCACTATCACTATTGACAAATGGGATACCACCTGCATTCTGTACTGTTTTATATAATTGATGCGTTAATACGTTTGCACTGTTACCATAATTGAAGTCCATGTATATTACTACACCTTCGTCAGGTACACAACTTGTCACGTTAAAACCAGTGACTAATGATTGATTATCAGTAAATGCGCTAAATGTTGGTGGACATGGCTGACTGATTACATTAGGATCTTTTAATCCAGTATTATCTGCTGGTATAAAATCTTGTATAGCATTATCGTTATAAATTGTGTCGTTATATTCAAATGCTTCAATTAATGCACTTAGATTACCTTGTTCATCTTGTACTTCGCTTACGCTGCTGACACGGAATAATTTATCAGTCCAACCATATGTTTCATGATTGACGCGAATGACATCGCCTGCATCTATTTGTATACCACTATAATCTGTTTGACAAGTAATTACTAAATCTTCACGACTTTGCAATAATCTACGAACTGCAAGATATTTTGCTTGCACTGCGTTATTGACTAAAGGTAATGCAAAGTTTAATCTATTGTCTGCTTCATTTGGACTTAATACTTGATTATATGTTACATACCATGCTGTGCTTGGATCTGTAAGATCAACGATCTGATAATCAGTCTGATCTTTGACATTAGTATTTGGATATGCGACTTCTACGCTATTATATGTGTCATTAAGATCAATAGGATTGATTTGTATACCACCGATGACATTACAACTTTTATCATTGCTTGCATTTACATTGAATAAACTTGCTAATGTGCCAGTGTATGGTTTGTTAGGTACTACACGCCATTTACCACTTGTTTCTGTATATTGCAACCAACTATCGCAAGTATCTACTAATAATTGTAAGTTAGTCAAACAATCATTACCAGTATCTAATGGTCCATTGACTCTATAACGTCTTTGTTGTTGTGAACCACCACCAACAGGTACATATGTTATATATTGATCACTATAACTATCTAATGCAGTTAAACTTGCGGTATCTACTAATGATAATGGTATAGCACAACCATATCTTGTATTGGTTAGATAATCTAACATTGCAACACCTGGTTTACAGCCATTATCGCCACCCATGTTGTTAGATATCTTGACCTGTAACGTGTCTAGGCTGGTAGTAGTCGCGTCAACATTATATTCTACGCGAACTATCGCATAGACCATGTTGTTTAATTGTACACTCTGTCCACCACTTGTATAAATTGTTGAGTTCCAACCATCAGGTATACCACCACCTGTAGTGGCATCTGTCATTATTTGATATGGCGTTTGTGTGCTGTTGCTACCTATTGTGCTATTTGCATCGTCTTGGAACAACCAAATATAAATCTTACCTGCCATTTTAGTATCAACTTGTTGTGGCGTAGTATTTGTAATCAATGCATCAACTACACCATTTGCTCCAAATGACACTTTCTTGCCACCATAATATACACCGTCTGCTGTATCAAATGTGACTGTCTGTCCATCTGGCTTTTCGCTTAAAGCGATGACATACCACATGAATTTTTGATCAACACTTATCTTAGCATCTATGACTGGTCCACCTACCCAAGCAGTACCATAGACTATTGGTAATTTATTTTCTGCTGCTGGCGGTAATTGTACTCTCGCGCCCGCGTCTAATCCGCTAGCACTACCAACATCAGCGCGCTTTGCTATAAGTTTGCTGATCGCTTTTGTTGCTACTTTACTGATAATAGCAGCAGCAGCAATTTTAACAACTGCTTTGGCTACAACACTTTTAGCAACTACTGTAGCAATCGCTTTTATGACAGGTACTATAAAACCCATTTAAATCTCCAATTGCCAGATTTTCTCTGACATCTTGTAACCAAAACGACTAAAATCAATATCATGCAATGGTTCACTTGCATGTATCACACTCATCTCAATGCGTTTTAAATCTAATAGTTCTTGTGCATATCTATTATATTCTTCTAATAGTTTGTATCCTGCTCTTGTATTACGCCATTCATCATCAACATACAAAAGTATTTGCGTTAACATATACAAGTCAGGTGCCCATAAGTTTTCATTGATGATGCCTATGCAGATACCTATTGGTTGCTCGCTTTCAGCAATCAATGCTATGCCACCACCATGCAATATTGTATTAAACATGATGTTAAAATATTCTTCATCAATTGTTTTATTCTGTGGTACAAAACCCATATGCTGTACTTTTTTAGCAATATGTATAAAATAAGGTAAGTCAAATTTATTTGCTTTGCGTATATTCATTGTCTATTTTGCGTGTTAGTAGTGCCAGGTGTCGTACTACGACTACCACCACCACCGGGTACACCGCCTCCATTATAACCAGGTACAACAGTTTTACTTTTTGGATCGCTACCAAAGTCAAAACTAAATCCTGCTAAACTATTTAAATTATTCATAGCACTATCGGTCGTATCAAAATACTGCCAACTGCTTTTGTTAGTCTTGCGACCAGCGATACGATTTTCTAAAATTGTTTTATAACTGCTTGCGTCTAATGTAATAGTAAAATTATCTTCTACGCCATCACGATCTTCTTGTATACTATAGTTTGTCACGATGCCTGTAAATCTTACAACAGCATTTGCTAACACAACATTGTTGTTGAAAAAGCCACGAGTAATCTCTATTTTACTACCACGTATCTTACCTTGGCTTTCTAAAATCTCATAGATGTTATTGCCACCTATACCACTTATTTGTATGCTTGTATCTGCGCTAGTTACACGCAAACTACGTTGCTGTGGTCCAACTGCTAACAAACCACCTAATGGGCTATACTCAATATTACCAATTGTATCACTTGTGTAACTTGAACTAAAGGTAAGCATAGTCACATTGCTTGCATTACCAGATCCAGCAGTACCATTAGCATTAGCAGTAAAGATAGTACCGACAGCATTACTAGGTGCACCTACAGTTGTCCAATTAGTAGTACCTGTAGTTTTAATTTCATATTGTGTATTTGCAACAATATTGGCAGCAGTGGTAGGATTGTATTCATTGAAAATAACTAACTTTACATATTCTGCTGTAGTAACATTTGCTTTGTTACCACTGACTGCTGGTATATTTTGCATTATGCTGTTTCCTTATAAGGATATTTCCAAATCCATGTACCATCATTATTATATTGTCTTTTTCGGCCAGTAACTGTTTGAGATTGTTTTTTTGCTCCCTTTTTACCATTTAATGCTGATAAAGGATTTGGTTTGTCTTTTTTTGGGTTAATCCAATTAGGATCAGACATTGTTTTTTTAATTGATGCTGTTAATTTTTTTTGATGTTCTTTTGATCTAGGTATTTTTCTACCTAAATTACCTTCTATTTTATTTTGACTAGCAAGTTGAATTATTACATTGTTAAGTTCATATCCACCTTGATCATTTATTCTGCTCATTACATATTGATTTAAACCGGGACCTCTTTCATCCCATTTACCTGAAGATTGCCAAATATTCCACCATTGCTCATAAGTTAAATTAAAAGGTATTCCTCTTGCTTTTGCTTTACTTTTGTGGCAAGCATATTTGTGTCTTTCTACATGATCTATTTTTTTAGGCATACTTATATCTCCTTTAAAGATATTTATTATGCTGTAGTTAGGTTGAATATAAATCATGATGTACCTACATATTCGTATAATGTAAACTTATCATTGAATTCTAGATAGGCATTATTTACAGTTGTGCCATTCACACGAACAATACCACCTGGTATCAATCTATATGTAGGCATGTTTGGGCAGAACATATAGAAATCACATGCGTTACCTACTGTGATACCAATATTTGTAATATTGGCACTTAATATATTTGGTCTATTTGTTGTAACTGTGATAGTGCTACCAATACCGCGTGTAACTCTTGTAGTGCTAGTGAATGGATATGGATAATTACCTAACTGTATTAGATCGTTAGGTTCAAAGATGACGCGAGTGCTAGG